TTTTGATTCATTGCTCACCGCCATATTTGTTTAAAAATTTATTTTGTAATTGGAATACTAGCACAAAAACCTATATTTGCAACAGTTTGGCAACATTTATTTTCTTAATTAAAATACGTCAACAATATTGTCACCAAGCGAAAGCCTGCACTCAAAAAGCGCACAGGAATAATCGACAGGTCTGGAAGTATCATAGTGCCGCGCTTACCGTTTTTACATAAAAATGACCAGCATCGTTTTTGCATGGAGTTACCTTTAAGTTTAGTTCTCTATCTTGACGCGCACAGTATGCGCATGGTTGGATTATATTGGGGGTGCAGGTGCATTTCATGGTTATTCGCATCCTTTGCTTTTAATTGTTTCTTTGTTCGCATTAAATCCTCTTCCATTCCTTACCACATTTGGTTTTTTGAACTCGATAGGGTTTTCTTTTATATGGCTTTCAATATCGGATATAGCCATTTCTGCATTTGCTACAGCAATTTCACTTATCTTATGTTCAGGATGGTCTTTAAATGCAGGGTTAGACAACAATGCGTGCATTGCCACCAACGAAAACAATTCAAACTTGCTCTTTTTATCCATGCTGCCAATATTCATAATCAATCTCTCAGTTTTGGGTTAATGTAAATAAAATCGTCTTTGTCGTCATGCACAATAATATTCAAGCTTTCAAGCTCAGGGATAAGGCTCTCGCGCAAAAACTTGGTAAAATTCTCGCGCTTTAATTCCTTCAAGCCCTTCAAATCATCGCGCAATTTTGCGAGCGTTATTTTTGCCTTGCCTGATTTCGGGTCTCGGATTATTTTTTTAATCTTGTCGATAGTTGCGGTCATACTGGTATTTTTGCCAACGACACCGCGATTGTCTGCGATTGCCTCGTAAATCTTCACGCATTCTTTAAAAATATTGAACGCCCTAAAAACTGTGTCGCGATCAACTTCAAGCGATTTGTCGCCACCTTCTTTCCAGTGGTCAACAATATGCAGTACACACGCCAATTTGTGGATTTGCTTGTCGGCCTTTCCTACGATGCCTTTCATCACATCGTTAGAGTAGCGCTGACCTTGCGCGCATAGATCATCGTAAAAATCTTTGATAATGCAAATTTGAGAAAGTGATTCTCTTGACAGCCTTAAAGTAGTTTGCGGCTGCGCCAGTATGTTTTCGACAAGCTTCTCATAATCGCGCCTAACGGTAGCTGGCATTTCAACACGGTCTTTAGATTTGCGATTTCCGGCCATATCTGGTTCACGCCCCATTAGAAAACGCTCACTTACACCGCATGAGTCTTTGCCTGCTGTAGATAGGATTGAGTCAAAAGTCGAGTCTTGGGCAAGTACCGCTATAGATGCGCAGGCGTACCCCTCATAACCTTCGCGCGTTACCCTTGCAGACGATACAAACTCACCATCCCATGCAGATAAGAATAAGTTCTGGTTGGGGGTGCCATTGCCGTAAAGGTCGCCCAAAATAGACTTAACGCCAAAAGACTCAGCCGAAACGATAGTAAAAACGCCGCCTTGCATGGCGCAGATCATTTCCGCTTTCTCTGGGGTAGCATCGTTTAGGCCGTATCTGTAGGCGTTTACCAAAACCAGCTTTTCCTCTAAATCTTCCAGCTCTTTCATCATGTATTCAGTTTCGCCAGCGCTTTTGTTTCCCTTTTGAATGTCATCTGAAAGTTTCTTTATTTGCGCTGCTAGCGTATTTCTGAAAACACGGTTTTTCTTGTTTTCGTCTGCGATTAGTTTTCTCGCATGATCTGTGTAGGCATTATTAACGCCAGATTTTCCGCTACTGGATGGCTGGCTAGTGACAACGTATAGATTTACGGGGATGGTGTTGTTTGCGCTCCAGTAGGCCACCTTAAAGCGCCTAACCGCTAGCGATGCAATCACCCCAAGACCGTGCAAATAAGCCGTATTAACGGGGAACAACACCTCGGCTGCGATTGCTTTTGCCATTCTCGATAAAACAGTATCGGCGCTCCCAAGCAGATTTAAGTTGTTTACAAAGCTGCTTGACTCACCTGTCTCGGATGGTTGGGCCCACCACTTAGAATCCGCGACAGACTCGCTTAAACCCTCAGAAACGATAAGCTTTGCAGGGTGCGTCCCAGCTACTGCCGCACGATTCCACAAATGAACCTCTATGTCAGCCCTTGATTCTTTTATGGGCTTAGGCGTTTTTTGGATTTTTTCATAGTCGGCAAGAGCTGCGAAAAAACTATCTTGGGTGTTATCTTGGTTTGGGAACTGCGTTTCGATGTAATGCGCATACTCAGCCGCTAAACTTTCTTTTTCGTCTTGCTCTGGGATATCTGAAAAATCATTCATTGTTTTGTAGTCTCGTAGTTATTTCTTTGATTCTGGACACTGAGTTGATAACCGTTAACTGGAAATCTTTATCAACGGGCTTGCCTTGGCGCTGGTGGTCCTTGGCAAATTCAACATTAAAACGATGCTCCCTAAGCTCTCTTTCTAGGTCTCTGCGCTTCCAATCTGGTAGCCCTCGCGAATAGTCTCTCGTCAATGGCTCAGGGTATAGGTCTGTCAACGCGAGCCCGATAGCTGCCATTACATCCGCGCCACCGCAACCCGCAAAACAGTGAATACCGACTTTTCCGCTTGAGTCTTCTGTCACCAAAAGAGACGGTGATTTATCTTCATGGGCAGGACAGCAAGCCATGTAACGCCCTTTTCCGTTTGCCTTAACCTTTTGCAGGCGGTCGAGAATAATGTCGATTTTTGGCATTTAAACCACCTCGGCTTTTTTAGCTCCGATGATTTTTTTATCAGTTTGCGGGCAAGTCCTTGTGTAAAAATTCCACATTGGAAAGCTGTTTTTGATGTTCGTAATGCGGCTTTTTATAGAGTTAAAGTCTGCATCCTTGCCATGCTTATTGGTTATTTTTTCGATCTCATGCTCGGCGCCATCGTTATTTGCGACCTTTGACATAAGCTCATAAATTTGGAATTTCACGCTTTTGTTAATCATTTGGATGCTTCCTGTTATTAAAATCACAAGCAAATAGTAAAACAATTTGTTTCATTTGTGCAACTTGTCATTTCGAATATGACATTTGTCACATCCAAATGGGAATAATTCACAGGCGTAAGTTAGTGAACGCTAGCATATTTTCAAAAAAAGTAAGATTTGTGGAAGAATTGTAAGGCAGCGGAAAAATCTTCCTTTTTGTATTTGTTATATTTATCAATGGCTTATGGTTGTTTTTTGGTGATTTTGGCAGATTGTAAGATTTTGCGCACCTCCCCCCATATATCCCCATAAATCCCTATATCCCTGTCACTTTGTCACTATTTCCCTGTCTATATTAAAAACAAACAAACATATAACACATATAACAATATCTTACATTCATACTAAAAATAGATAAACCTATGATTTATCTACTATTTTTTATGTAAGATGATTTCCAGAGCCTTACAATTCTACCGCAGCGATATTTTTAACCTATTTTTTGCCTATTCCAGCTTTTCGCGCTACAATTCACAAAACCAAATCAGGGGGCGCTATGTCAGTAAGATCAGTAACCACAAAGCAAGTGTTAACGGCTGGCACTAATGCCGACATCGTGCTCGATCCAGACCATACGCTTACCCGCACTGTCGTAGCCGTTACTGGCAACATCACAGGCACATTGACGATCACAAAGAAAATTATTGGCGCGACCCGATTCACAGCATTCAGCCCAGCCGCTACGATTGATTTAACCGCCGCTGATGAGCGAATCATCGAAGGGGCAGGCTTAGCCGCTCTGAACATCGCACACGCTGGATCAGGGGCTGCTATGACGATTACGGTTACTCAGTTGGCGAATTAAGTTTTACTCCTGTCGCACTACCTCGTAGGATATTGGTTACAGCCTTTACTCCTGCCTTGCCTCGATAATATCGGTGCTTTTTTATTTTTGGATTATGTTATACTCAACCTATTAGCGGCGGTGCCGTGATAGCGTGAGGATTGGTCAGTGGCCAGTGGAAACGAGCAAGATTACGAACATGAAAAAGATCATGGACGCCCAACAAAATACAAGCCTGAATATGACGAGCAAGTTGCAAAGCTTTGTAAGCTTGGCGCTACTGATTCAGACCTTGCAGATTTTTTCAATGTAAGCCGTTCAACGCTAAGTCTTTGGAAGGTTAAACACGAGAGTTTTTCGGACGCCCTAAAGGTTGGCAAGGCTCCTGCAGACGAGCGAGTCAAGCTGTCCCTGTACCATAGGGCTGTTGGTTATTCACACCCAGACGAGCACATAAGCAACTTTCAGGGCGAGATAACTGTCACCCCCACTATCAAGCATTACCCTCCTGACACTACCGCCTGTATTTTCTGGCTCAAGAACAGACTGCCAGAAGAATTCCGCGCCAATGTTGAAGAGAAGCCTCAAGACGACCTAGCTGCAGCCCTAATGCAGCTAATCAACAAGCAACCCAACTAATGACCGCGCAACTACCGCTTGCCGTACAGCGTAATCTCGCCCGGTGGTATCCGCTAAAGGATCACCCTGTACAGTGTGCGCTTGTTCAAGCGGTGCCTAGTGGCGTTCGGTTCCCATTGGTGCCTGCCGGACGCCGTAGTGGCAAGACAGAGCGGTTTAAGCGCTTCCTGGTAAAAGAAGCAAACCGCAAACCAGGCATGTATTTTGCCGCTGCCCCAACTTACGGGCAGGCTAAAAAAATATTCTGGAAGGATTTAAAAGATTTTTGCATTGTTGCTGCTCAACCTAAGAGGCCAAGCGAGTCAGATTTAATTATTTACCTCGCCAATGGCTCTGAGATTCACGTGATAGGCTTGGATAAGCCAGAGCGTATCGAAGGTATACCGTGGACGGGTGGCGGCATAGACGAATTCGCAGACATCAAGAGCGAGGCATGGGAAGCGAACATTCTCCCTGCACTAAACACTGTCAGCCCGCTTGATCCGAATCACCGCGCATGGTGCTGGTTGCTTGGCGTACCTGATGGCCTTAATCACTATTACGACCTGTGCGAGAAGGCCAAGGCGGGATTGGATAAAAACTTTCAAGTGTTTCACTGGATGAGCTCAGAAATTCTACCGCCCGAAGATATTGCGCTCATGAAGTCGATAATGTCAGAGCGCCAATTCAAGCAAGAATGGGAGGCAAGTTTCGAGACTGCTGGCGGGCGCATCTATGACAATTACAGTGAGTTAAACGCGACAACCGAAACAATCCTCCCGCACGAGCAATTGCACTGGATGCACGATCAAAACTACACGCCGCTTTCGTCATCCGTGGGGGTGGTGCGTGATGAGTCGCTGTATCTGCTCGATGAAGTTGTGCTGATTAGCGCGGTATCGAAACAGTCGGCGCTTGAATTCGTTGAAAAGTTTAAATCGCACCAAAACAAAAAAGTGATGATTTACGGCGATCCATCTGGTCGCGCTGGCGAGAAACATGGCCACATGTCGGACTATAACGACATTGAGCAAGTGTTATCGGAAAACGGCTGGCAGTTTGAGCGCCGAGTGAAGCTTGCACACCCGGCAATAAAAGATCGTCAAAATGCTGTAAGGGCAAAGATCAAGACAGCAGACGGTAAAGTAAGTTTATTCATTAACCCTAAAACCGCGCCATGGTCACACAAGGGGCTTGCAACTGTTCAACTGCAAGAGGGCTCAGCATACCAGGAAGACCAAAAGAACAAATACCAGCACATAACGACCGCGATTGGTTACTGTGTGGATTATTTGTGGCCGGTAAGCGAACAAGCCATGTTCTACGCCCCCCCAATACGCCGAAGATGATAGAATCACTGGCAGACAAGCAGCCCGCTATCGTTATCAACACGGGCGACTGTGTGCATGTGGTTTCGGTGGTTACGCTTCGGCAACTGGCCAACGGCGAGCAGTACAACGGCGATGTTAACGAGTTTATTCGGATACTTTCTAAGGCTTTGGTGGATTTGATAAAATGAGCTTCCTAGACGACTTCGAGCGCCATGAACTCTACTTGCAGCGCCTTGCAACGCAGATGCTCAACTCTAAAATCTACCCGTCATTGGCTGAGGCTTACAAGGCTGCTCGGCTGATTCTGCTTGATGCCGAAAAGATTGCCTCGCCTTCTGAGCTAAACAAACTTACCGCAGCTATTCGAAAGGCTACCGAAACCACTACCACGAAAGCATGGGAAGAAGTAACGCAAGAGCTGCAATCCATGTGCGTTTACGAGGCTGGCTTTTATGCATCGCTGGTTGGCGGCTATGCTGATGCGCGACTAAAAACGCCAGCAGAAAAACAGATCAAGGGATTTATCGATAAATCGCTAATGACGTTGCACTCTGGCAACAAAGTAGATTCCGGCTTCTGGGGTGAGTACGTTGGCGCACAGATTTCTAGCGTTGGTAATGCTTACGACTCGGCTGTTAAGGCTGGTTATTCCAATGGCGAGACTGTCACACAGATTGCTGGTCGAATTCGTAATGTGACCGAAGGCTTGCTAAAAAACGAGGCTGAATCTTTGGCGCGCACTGGCGTTCAGCACTATGCAGCCCAAGCACGCAGGGTAATGGCAGAAGCTAATGCAGATGTGATTGCTCGCGAGTTTCCTGTCGTGACTTTCGACAACCGGACAACGACAATTTGCATGGGTATTGCGTCAAAGTATCCTAAGGGTTGGCCTATTGGCGAGAATCCTGTGGGTCAGCCCCCTTTTCATTTTGGCTGCCGTACTGCGCTCGTGGCCCTAGTTGCTGGTCAAGACTACCCAGACGGCACCCGCGCAGCAGTAGGCGGCCAAGCTGATGGCGCAACGGCATTTGAGAAAAAGCAAAACCGCACAGATAAAAAATTCAAATATCGCGGCAAGAAAGACCAAGACGTTTTTAAGGTCGGCCAAATTCCAGCGGGCACAAATATCGATACATGGCTGCGCTCACAGCCTGATTGGTATATTCAATCAACGCTTGGGCCCACCAAGGCGAAATTATTCAAGGAAGGCGGCATGCGCTTGTCAAAATTCACAGACGCCACCCAAAGACCGCTAACAATTGCCGAACTTAGAGAGCTAGATTCCGCAGCTTTCAAGCGCGCAGGCTTGTGATACAATAGCTAAAACTTATCAGGGCTTGATTTATGATAACGCCACACAATGAATACACTTTAGCGTTACCGCACCTAAATCGCATCCGTGCCGCTATTGCTGGCGAATCGTTTGTGAAGCTGCTTGGCCGCACTGCGCTGCCATATCCGAGCGTTATTGATGACAAGTCGCCAGAATCGCGCGAGCTTTACGCTAAATACTTGGCGACTGCTGAGTTTGACGAATTCCCCAAGAAAACTATGGATTCTCTTGTTGGGCGCATGAAGGTTAGTGAGTCTATTGTCGAGCTACCGGATAAGCTTAGCTACCTTGAAAACGATTCAGACGGTGACGGATTGTCGTTACGCGGTGCGATGTCAAAATCTATTGAAGATATTTTACAGGCTAAGTGGCGCGTACTTGTGGCCGACTATCAAGGTCTTTCTGATGTTGATATTAGCTCGGTATCGGTTGCGGATCTTAAAAAGCTTAACCCGCGCGCAACGATTAAGAGTTACACCCGCGAAAACGTTGTTCAGTGGCATTTCACGCGAATTAATGGCCGCCTGCAATTAGCGTTTTTGATGCTGCGAGAAATTGGCAGTAGTTTTGATGCCTCGACATTTGAGCACAAAGACGTTACAAGCTATTTGATTTTGGCGCTTGATGCTAACGGTGATTACTATCAGCAGAAGATTGTTGAGAATGCGGACGGTACAGAGAAAGGCGAACCGTCATACATGCTAGTTGGTGGTCAACGCCTAAAATGGCTCCCCGTCCAAGTTGCCAGCGATTCCGAACTTCCAAGCGGCTCAATGCCTACAGGTTTCGGCTACTTATCACCAATTGTCGACAAGGCCTATCACTCCTACATCGTTAGCGCTGACTACAAAGAAGCCTTGCGCAACCTGTGCCCTACGATCAATACAAGCGGATGGACTGAGCAAAAACACGCGCTATTCGTGAAAATGAATAACCGCAACTTTATTGCTACTGGTTCGGGCGCTGTAAACAATTTGCCCGAAGGTGTTACGACTGACATCGTGGGCGGAAATACAGGTTTCGAGGGCTATCAGTGGTATTTTGAAAACCACGCAAGCAAGGTGCGCGCTCTCGGCGGATCGTTCAAAGATCAAACCGAGACACAGAAAACCGCTACAGAGGCAGGCATAGATGCTGCTGAGCAAAACGCCATGCTTGACACCTTGGCGCAGTCTATTGAGGCTGCATATAGCCGTATTTGTCTCTATTGCGGAATGTTCGAGGGGCTTTGGTCACAAGATGCCATTGAGGAAAACCTCGACCAAATAACTATAGATTTGCCGCGTGATTTCGCCGCGCAGAAGATTACACCGGACGAGCAGCGCGTCATTATTGAAACCTTTATGGCGGGGCTTTATACCAAAGATCAGGCAATCCAAATGCTTGTGCTTGGTGGTGCTGCGCCAGAAGACGCAGACAAAATGATTGCGGATGCTGAAAATTCTGGTGGTTCAATAACGGGTAATTTGCCGAACGCGCAATAAAGTATTAAAATCAATCAAAATTCTATCGGTGATAGGATTTAACTATTAAAAGGCGGTGCCTATGTTTGTCGAAAATTTGGAATCATTACCAGAAACCATGCGAGCGGATTTTGTCGAAAGTGAGTTTAATGGCAAAAAGGGCTTTCAGCATAAAGATACTGTCGCTTTGGCAAATTCGCTAAAGAATGCCAAGGCCGAGCGCGACCAGTACAAGACAAAAGCGACTGATTACGAAGCCAAAATGAGCGAGCAAGAAGCGCAGACTGCCGCAAAGATTGAGGCAGCCAAAGCTAAAGCGCTTGAGGAAGCCAGAAGCAAGGGTGATGTAAACGAAATTGAGAAGCGATACCAAGAGCAAATGGCAGATCTTGAAAAACGTACTGCTGAGCGCGTTCGCGGTGAAGTGGCCAGCGAGTTTAAAGCTGAGCGAGCCAATGAGCGCAAATCAGCGCTAGCGCGTGAAATCGCAGTAACCAATGCTGTCGATAAAGACGCAAGCGAAACGCTTTATGAAATACTTGAAAAACGTATCAAGATTGACCCAGAAACGGGCAAAGAGATTTTCTTAGACGACAAAGGCGGTGCCTTGTCTATTGATCGTGCCGGATTCGAGAAAGAGTTTTTAAGCTCGCCTCGCGTCAATCGGCTAGTAAAAGCTGAGCTAACTACTACTGGTGGCGGCTTGGCAAACGGCAACACTGGTGCAGGCGGTGCCTCTACAGTTAACGCAAAAGCGCAAGAAGCCAAAAAGAAAGGCGACTTGGCGGGATTTTTACAAGCTTCACTCCAAAACACTTAACTTTAGGAGGCTATCATGCCTGCAGCAGCTACTACGTCCGGCTTGTTAAATTCTTTATTGAATGACAAGGTTATTAACGAAGCCTTTGAAATTGCACGCAGCAATCGCACAGGTATTTTGCAAACTGTTTCTATGGGTTCCGCCCGCTTAGCGTTTGAAGGTTCAAAACTTTCTTGGCTCGATATGCGCGTGGATGCTACCAGCTCAACCACTACCAACTCTGTATTGGTTGGCGGCACTACTGTGCCTGTTGCGGATGGCACAAAGTTCCGCGCCGGTATGACTTTGAGCCCAACTGGCTCAGACGAAATTATTCTTGTTACTGCAGTATCTTCAAACGATCTTACTGTTACTCGTGGCTTCGGTGGCACCACAGCAGTTGCGTTAACAAGTGGCCAAGTGTTGACTATCGACTCAGTTGGTCGCGAAGAAAACTCAAACGTGCAGAATGATGGCATTTTCCAGCCTGATCCAATTGAAAACTTCTTTCAAACTATGGATACCGCTGTTGAGTTCTCTCGCCGTGCGCTGGCCACTTTGCAATTCTCTGGAACTAACGATTTGACTTTCCAGTTGTCTGAGCGTATTCGCCAGTTGACTATCCAAATGAACCGCGCTTTGGTTCGTGGCCGTAAAGCATCTGCTACTATTGGCGGCAATGCGGTAACTTACACAGGGGGTCTGCGTTACTACTTAGATCAATCAGGCGCAATTAAAACCGACAACTCAGCAGCGGCTTTGTCGCTTGATGCGTTGAACACCTTGAACGCTGAAATAGTAGCGCGTGGCGGTATGGCTAACACCTTGGCATTGCCTATCAAGCAAGCGCGCAAGATCAGCCAATTGGTTTCTGCTCAGTATGACAGTGTTCGCTTGTCTGACTGGTCTGCTGATGAAGGTTCAATTCTTACATTGCCTTCTGATTTGCCGCTGGTTGGTAATGTTAACCGCATCGTGATTGACACTAACCTGTCAGACGATGAAGCGATTATGTTCGACTCTGGCATGATCAGTATCATCCCAATGGCTGCCGGTAACGCTGCAGATTCAGGCGCATGGCGTACTCTTGACGCAACTGCAAATGGTCAAGATGGCCAGCGCACTCGCATCATCGGTGACTTTGGTATGGAGATTCGCCAGTCCAAGACACACATGGCGCGCCTGTACAATATCGGCTAACTAGACGCCCCTTAAGTGGGGCTATCTTTGGAGGATTTTATGATTTTCAAAAGTTATATTGGCAAGCGGGTAATGGGTAAAAACAAGGAGATTGTTTTTAACTCTGACACATACGAAACGGAAGACGAAGCGGAAATTGCGGCTCTTAGTGGCGCGATGGATGTTGAAGCGGAAGACGACAAGCCCAAAAAACCAAAGCTCGACAAGCAAAAAGAAGAAGCCCCCGAATAGGGGCTTTTTTGTATCTGCTAATTCTGTGCTAAAATACTAAAAAATTTCATAGGGGTTTGTTATGGCGTTAATACCGGAAGATGGCACAGGCTTAGCCAATGCAAACACCTACGCAGATTATGATTATTTTGTCGCCTTCTGTGCGCAGTTTGGGCTTGCTGGTACATACACAGAAGAACAGGCCGAACCCGCTTTGACTACATCGTCAATTCGCTGGATAGACTGGCAGCATGAATTTGCAGGCGAGAAGCTTATAGAAACGCAGGCTTTAGAATTCCCCCGCGATAACGATATAGGTCTACCGCTTAAAATTAAACAGGCCGCTGCTTATGGAGCTTGGTTGCATCTTAACAATGCCTTGTTGGTCAATACAGCCACTCTATCGACCACTGGCGAAGTTATCAGCGAGCGCAAAAAGCTGGACGTGCTCGAAACCGAGAAAACCTACGCAGAAGGCAGTGCGCAGACTTATAGCCGCGTGTTGCCTGCCGATCTTGAAAACCTATTGCGCCCATATTTAAAGTTATCAGCAGGCTTTGGCCGCGCTGTGCGGGTGATGTAAATGGCTTTCGACTACGAACAAGCCGCCATTGACGCGAGCGAAATAATTGCAGAGTTTGGCGAGGCTGGAACTGTTTACGCGCCTGCAATTTCTGGCAACGATCCAGACACGGGCTTGCCGATGACGCCTATTGCACAGGTAACGCTAACAGGAATCATCACCCCCAAGCTTCGATATAAAAAAGATCAAATTGACGGGTCTAATGTGCTGGCTAGCGACTCTTTTGTATTTTTCGATACTACAGGCGAGCCGCTTGTGGGAATGTTTACACAGATTAATAGCGAGTTGCTGCGCGTTGTTGCGGTTGATTCGCTTAAGTCGGTGGGTGGGGTTAAGGTTTATCACAAGTTGCAGTTGCGCGTATGAGTTTCGCCAGCGACCTGCGCAGATTCGCCAACCTAACCAGCCAGAAAATGGAAACCGTTGTTAAGGCTTCATTGGTTCGTATTGGTACGTCTGTTGTGGTCAAGTCTCCTGTTGATGAGGGCAGATTTATAAACAATTGGCTGGCGGCTTACGGAACTGCCGACACCAAGGTAAGCATGAGTGTTGACCCAAGCGGACAGTCATCTATAAACAGGCTAAGAATGTCAGTTCAAGGGCTAACCTTTCGCGAGCATTTTTATTTCACAAACTCTCTGCCTTATGCTGTAAAGCTTGAGTATGGACATTCAGACAAAGCACCGAGCGGCATGGTTCGCGTATCGGTTGCGGCATGGGAAAATATTCTGGCGGATGAAATTAGAAAGGTAGCGCGATGATCAACGAAAGAGCAGTCTCACAGGCATTATTGATGCAGCTAAAAACCGTTGTTGGCTTGCCGCAACTGGTTGTTGACGGTGGCACTGCTTACACGCCGAACCCAACTGTACCCTACTGCAAAGAATACGATCTATCTGGCGATACCTTTGGCCAAACAGTTACCGATGGCGGTGTCCAGCGCAAAGACGGTATTTATCAAGTCGATGTATTCACCCCCAAGAATGGCGGAAAGTGGGCAGGTCTTGAGGCGTGCGCGCTAATTCAGACAGCATTTCCTCGCGGCCTTGTGATCACTAATGACAGCCAGAAAATAAAAATCAAAGACGCTTCACGCTCGCCAGTTCGTTACGACAATACGCACCAGATTATTACGCTGTCCATTGGTTACACAGCCCTTTCATAGTCATTCTCTATCAATCCAAATATTGTGATAAACTATTAGCCGGATGAGCGCTATTTATTTTATTTTTCAATTGAGGATTTACTCATGAGTGAAGCATACACAAGCCTTGGCACAGAATTAGCAGTGTCAGTATCAGCGCCAGCGACATATGACGAAGCAGGCTACGAAGCCTTGACGTTTACCGATGTGGGCGAAATTACCAGCGTTGGCGAGTTTGGCCCTACTGCTGCCGTTGTAACGCATGACCCGTTAGCGCTTGGTTACACTGTTAAGCGTAAAGGTCAAATCAACTACGGTTCATTGACCCTGCAAATGGCCCGCGACATTACCGATGCTGGCCAAGTTATTCTGAAAGCGGGTGCCGATGGCGCAACTAAGTACACCGTTCACACTTGGCGCGTAACTCACCAATCTGGCTTGGTTCAATATTTTACTGGTATGGTTTTCGGTTACACAACCAACGTCGGCGGCTCTAACCAAATCGTTGGCGCATCTACCACCATTGAATTGGATCGACCAATTCTTGACGTTGCACCATAAGGAGGATAGACCATGGCTACTATTGCAGCTACAAGCATGGGCGGTTCTGGTGTTCGCACTGTTACCGAAACTACTTTAACGGGCACGGCTGACACGTTTGCTTACAATGCAACCGCTTCACAAGTGCTTATTTTCCGCAATCCAACTGGCGGTAGCCTGTCTCCCGTTATCGATGGTAACGGCGGCACTACTTTACCAGTTGCTGGCGTTGGCAATGTTGATGTGTCCGCTGGCTATGCTGTTGGTTCAATCGCTGCTGGTGCATGTAAAGCAATCCCGCTCGATACCATCAAAGCGTACCTAAAGGGCACGATTGCAATCACAAGCGGTACAGGTTTGGTTGCGAGTTTATTGTCATTTTGATTTTTTGAAGTGATGATATAGGCCCCGCTTAGGCGGGGTTTTTTATTTGTGGTATGATTGCATAGACCGGCACCCACGCGCGTGGCGGGGACTCATCCACCTCAGCCGGTCAACCTTTTTTGGATGCTACTTTGATGGAGTTTATTATGACTTTCGATTTATCTAAATTTGACACGGCAACCCTTGCAGATAAAGGCGCGCCAATTAATATTGTTTCCCCTTTGGGCGATGTTGTTATTGGTAGCGATGGAAACCCTATTCAGTTTTTTGTGCTTGGCCAAGATTCTAAAAAATTCAAGGCCGATATTAGCGAGGCTCGCCGCCAAGCGCAGGCACAAACCAAAACCAACAACAAAAAAACCAAGTCTCCCGAAGAAGAAGAGGCCGAAGCTATCGTGCGCATTGCTGGCTATACAGTCGGCTGGACTAACAACTTCGAGCTTGATGGCGATAAATTCCCGTTTAGCCAAGAAAATGCGGTAAAACTTTATAGTGATGCGCGCTTTCAATGGATTTACGAGCAAATCAACCGCCAAATCATGAACCGCGCTAATTTTTTGCAAGCGTAGCCGAACAGTTAATAACTTATGTTCGGCATATGGGGTGGTTGCATGCCCCATATAAAATCAACAAAGATGATGTAAGCAAGTCACGCTATAAAAGGCTTTCTGATAGGGATATAGAAGCTCCTGAATTGAAAATGCCTGATGTTGATTCTCATGATTACGTTTTAGAGATGTTTTACGAAACGGGAATGATAATGAACGGCGCGCACGGTGCGGTGCCAATCACATGGACTGAATTGCGCAACTATAGCGACCAGTCTGGCAATGTGTTGACGCCGTGGGAAAGCAGCATGGTTATGAAGCTCTCAAGGGCCTACTGTAGCGCTTACCATGACGGACAAGATGCGGCAGCATTACCGCCGTACATGCCGGATGATGAAGACTCAATAGCCAAACAGCGGGCTAGCGTTTCAAATGCCCTCGCCTCCATGGGTGTGCAAATGAAAGAGTCAAAATCAAAGCCTACAAAGAAACCTAAGCCAGCCTAACAAGCTGGCTTTTTTATTGTTAGCGATAGGCTATAATGCTGCGAAACTCAATAGGTATTTGCTATGGATCTCGCAGAAATTGGTATTCGCGCTGACGTAACCCAGCTACAAAAAGCTGTTAACGAGTTAAATCGGCTGGCAAATCAGGGAGACCAGACTGAAAGCCGTGTAACTCGCTCAATGGGTGGCGTTAAGGCGGCATTTCTATCTATTGCGGGCGCTTTAGGCGTTGGCAATATGGCGGGGAAACTTATTGAGACTGAGAGGCAAACAGGGATATTAACCTCTAGCCTTAAAACAGTAACTGGCAGCGCTAAAGGCGCACAACAGGCTTTCGAAGCAATTCAAGTGCTTGCATCGCAGCTTCCTGCGTCGGTTAGCGATGTAACAACAGCATTTACAAAAATGGCAAACCTTGGACTTGATCCAAGCGAGGCCGCTATTCGATCTTATTCAAACACTGCCGCTGCAATGGGCAAAGACTTGATGCAGATGATCGAGGCTGTTGCTGATGCGTCAACCTTTGAATTTGAGCGCCTAAAAGAGTTCGGGATAAAGGCAAAACAGCAGGGCGATAATGTTTCCTTTACGTTCCAAGGTGTTACGACAACGGTTAAAAAGAATTCTGATGATATTGTCGGCTACCTTAAAAAAATCGGTGACGTTAATTTCGCGGGCGCTTCTGCTGATCGAATGAGTGAGCTTGATGGAGCTATTTCAAACCTTGGTGATACTTGGGACGGCCTATTCAGGACAATAAACGAAAGCGGCGCGGGAGACTTGATAGCAAAGGGCGTTACAAGCGCGACCGAGGCAATCCAAGAGCTAAACGATTTCATAAAATCAGGTCAGATGGGCGGCTACATCGATGCAATTGGCGAGCGTTTTTCTTGGGTTTGGGATATTGCAAAAAAAGGAGTTTCGACCGTTATTGATGCCATACAGGGTATGTACGGGCTTTGGTATATGGCAAGCAATGAGACTCTTGGTGCTGTTGGATCATCAACTGATGAGTACTTTGCGGCGGTTCGAGACGGATTCACAAGCGCGCCAGAAAATATAAAAGCGTTTATTCAAGTCATTACAGTAGAGCTTGCGGTTCTTGTTGATAAGGCTATGGCTTATGGTAAGTCTATCGCATTTTACATGAAGCCAAAAAATTGGGTTAACGACGCAAAGGCTCCAAATTTAACCGCTGCGCTTGATGGAATAAATAAAGCCAGAGAGGATTCAATACAAGGCATATTTAATGAAAAGGCCGCCGTAGAATCCTCATACGATGCCCAAATCAAAAAAGCCAATGATTTGCGCGCAGCCTTTGATGCAAAAAATAATTCTGCAAAAGGCGATGTGCTCGGCCAATATAAAAAAGGCGGTGGTGCTGGCGTTAATGCTGAGGATGATTTAAAGGCGCAAAAAAAGGCCTATGACGAATTAAACAAGTCAATAAAAGAACATGTTGAGCTAATGGAAAGCATGGAAAGCGACATTAACGCCAGCATAGGCAGTTCATTTGAAAATAACATGACCAATCTAAATGAGTCATTTGATGCTGCCGCCGAAAACTCAAAAACGCTTGACGATATGATCAAAAAAGCTGATGAGTTTGGTGGTGCGTGGTCGCGCACTGGATCGATTATTGTTGATGCGTTTGGTTCTATTGCTGATTCGCTCGAAGATTACACTAAAAAAATGGAAGAACTGCGCATTCAGAAAGAGGCAGCAGACAATTTCAAGCCAACTAATGCTATTGATGAAATAAAAAATGAAAAGCTAAAAATAAAACTAGCGGAAGAATCTACAAAGGCTCAAATAGGCGGCTATGGGAAAATAGCTGGCGCAGCAGCGACAATGTTCAGTGAGCAATCAAAAGCCCGTAAGGCGCTAAACAATGCCGAGAAAGTATTCACCGCGATAGAGATAGGTTTGGCCCTACAAAAAGCAGCAGCGAACGCCAAAAGCGCAATCACGGAGGCATTTGCGGCACCGTGGCCAATTGGTTTCGCATCTGGCGCGGCGATGATTGCAATTATGGCGGGATTGGGCGTATTTAGTGGATCAAGTGGCGGAGGTGGGCCAAGCGCTGCTGACATTCAAGAAACGCAAGGCACTGGCACAAATCTTGGCGACTCAAGCGGAAAGTCTGACTCCATCAGTAATGCATTTGATGAATACAGCGATATTGCTTTGGATCAGCTGGCAGAATTGCGCGGTATTCGCAGCGCGATGAACAGCTTAAGCGATGGCATTAGCGGGCTTGCGATCTCGCTGGTTAGAGGGGGGCAGTTCGAGGGCGCAAATATATCTGGTCTTGGTAAAACAAACAGCACTGGAATTGGTGGCGCTATCTCTGGATGGGTTCTTGGCACAACAACCAAAAAACTTGTTGATACTGGACTTCAGATTGGCTCGCAAGAACTTGGCGACATAATGGCTGGCGATTTCGAGGCGTTTTATTACAACACAATCAAGACCACCAAGAAAAAACTGTTTGGACTATCAAAGAAAACAAGCACCCGCGATGAATTAACGGGCGCTGATGCTGGGCTATCCGATCAGCTATCCGACATCTTTATTTACTTGGGCAGTGCGGTATCTGGATCGCTCGATGTTCTAGGCGTCGATGCTGCAAATGCTATCGAAGCATTCCAAGTAAATATTGGGAAAATATCTTTTAAGGACTTAAGCGGCGATGAAATTCAGGCAGAGCTTGAGGCTATTTTTGGTGCGCAGGCTGACTTGCTTGCTTCCTATGTGCTTCCTCAAATTGAAGAATACCAGCGCATGGGTGAGGGTGCATTTGAAACCTTGATGCGCGTGTCAAAAGAGCAGGCTGTATTCGATGACGCTCTTGAGAAAATGGGCGTTAGTCTTAGCGGCCTCTCTGGATTGATTCGCCTTGATGTCGCGCAGTCGATTATTGACTTAATGGGCGGCCTTGAAGAATTTAGCTCAAAAACATCCACATACTTTGAGAAGTTTTTCCGCGAAGACGAAAAAATCAAGATGCTGGGCGACTCGTTGAAAGAGGCATTTGGTTCTATTGGCCAATCCGTTCCAGCGACGCGTGAAGCATTCCGCGCAATCGTTGAGGGTATCGATTACACCAGCGAATCAGGACAGTATTTGTTTGCATCGCTTATGGAATTAGCCCCAAGCCTTGACCAGTATATTAGCGCTATTGAGAAAGAGGCGGCAGCAAAAGAGAAAGCGACAACGGCAACAAAAGACTACGCAGCAATCGCCAACAAGCAGGCTGACTTGCAAATTCAGCTTATGGAAGCGCAAGGCTTGGCGACTGAGGCGCTGGCTGCTCGCAGATCGCGTGAGCTGTCACTGCTGGATGAATCACTGCGCCCATTGCAAGAGCAAATCTGGGCCCAGCAGGATTTGAATAAAGCGATGGACGCTACAAATGCAAATATGAAGCGCGTTGCTGATGAGCGTTACAACTTGGAGACAAGGCTTCTTCAGGCGCAGGGAAACACACAGGCGTTGCGTGAACGTGAACTTGCTGCGCTCGACGCATCAAACAGACCGCTACAAGAACAGATTTGGGCGCTCGAAGCGAAAGCCGAGGCTGACGCAAGCGCTGCGCAGTCAGCGCAAGATGCCGCCGATGCTCAGCAACGCGCACATGATGAGGCGGTTCAGGCGGCAAAAGATGCGGCAGAAGAGCAGGCGCGCTTGATTAAAGGCACTCAGGATGCGCTCACGGGTGCGATCCGCAAACTGCGCGGCGAGAGCGAGCAACTCAACGACCTTGACCGCCAGCGCGCTAAGAACACGCTAAACGCTGCACTGGCTGCGGCTCAGGCTGGGCAGTCAATTGTTGGATTCGCAGGGCTTGAGGATGCACTTACAGCTGTTAGCAATATCGACAAGTCTGCATTTGTAAGCGCAGAAGATTATCAGCGCGAGCTTGCCCGCACATTGTCAATTTTGGATAGATTGAGCGGCTATGCTGGAATGCCTACATCATCAACAACGCCAATTATCAGCAATGGCGCGCTGGCCATGCAAACGCAAACCAATCAGCAAATGGCGCAAAACATGGCGGCTGTTGAGGACAAGATGACAGATTTAACGGTAAAGATCGAAGAAAATACCAAGCGAACAAAAATGATGCTGGAAAGATGGGAGGCTATCGGCATGCCAGCATCAAGGGCATAAGCTATTGGTGACTAGGTTTTAATAGGCTGTTACAATAGCCAGCATACGCTAAAGCATGGTGACTAAATGCATATAATCCGGCCAGTTGACATAGGAACAGCAGAAATAACGGCAACAAATGCGGTGCCTGTTAATACTGCTTGGTCGTCTGCTACCGGCTACACGATTGGACAGAGGGCAGAAAAGTCTTTCCGTGTGTATGAGTCAGTATTTGCAGGAACGAACACGAACCACGACCCAGACACTGACACAGCAAACGGAACTGTTATTGGCACTTATTGGCAGTACATTGAGGCCACAAACAGCCGGATTATGTTCGATTACACTCGCAGCGGCGATGAATATCAGACGTTTCGCAGCGGCGATATAACTGTAACGCTTGAGCCTGCGCAGGGCGTCACTGACACAATTGCATTTTTTGGCTTAGATGGCGATACAGTTACGATAACTGTTACTGACCCAACTGACGGTGTTGTTTATGATGAATCGTTTGATTTGCGCGATGATTCAGCGGTTTATGATGGTTATACATACTGTTTTGAGCCCATCATTAAGTACACAGAGCTTATTGTTGACGACTTGCCAGCCTACGGTGGCACGGAATTAGAAATAATTATCGATGCTGGGGTGAATATAGCAAAATGCGGAAAGTGCATAGTAGGCTTTAAGAAATTTATTGGTGACGTTGTTTTCGGTACGCAAGTCGGAATTGTTAGCTATTCAAACGTTGATCGAGAATTTGGCCGAGCTGTTATTCAGTCGGGCGATTATAACCGTTTTGTTGACTACAAGATTGGCGTAGAGACACCGTATAACCGCGAAGTTCAGAAACTTCTGACTGGTTTTAGGGATCGCGCAATAGTGTTTATCGGTTCTGACGCAGATTACTTGGAGACAACGCTATACGGTGTTTACAAAGACTTCACTCTTTCGCTAGATAACCCCGCGATTTCATCACTTTCAATGCGTGTCGAGGAACTATAATGGCAGTTACACCTCCCCCACTTATTACCACTGACGTTTCAGACCCGCCGAATCGCGGTCAAGAGCAGGCTGTATTCAGCCCAAAGATGGACAGTTTTCTTGCGTCATTCAATCCATTTAAGGTTGCGCAAAACACGCTGGCCGGATGGATTGAGACAATAGCAAATCTTGTCGAAGGCTGGGCAAACTCAGCAGATGCAGATGCAACTACGGCCACAGCTCAGGCCGCTATTGCAACAGCGGCGGCAAGCAGCGCTATAAATTCCCCCGGAACTAACGCCACCAGTACAAGCACAATCACCCCTGTTATCGGCGCTAATTCATTTACGCTTGCACAGACTGGAAAGGCTTTTGTGGTTGGGCAGTTTGTGACTGTTGCGGATGCGACAACGCCAACAACTAAATTTTTTAGCGGCGCTATAACCTCGTTTACTTCTGGCACAGGAGCAATCACGGTAAATGCAAATGTCGTTGTTGGTGGAACATCCGGCAGCTCTTGGGTGATTACCGCAAGCGCGCCAGCGCAGGGCGAACAATTCAACTCCCCCGTTCAGTCTTTTGTTGCGCTTGGGAATGTTAGTGGAACCGTAAATATAGATTTACGCACAAGCCTTGTGTTCACCATGACGTTGACAGGTAACACTACGCTCACGTTCACAATGCCTACGCTCTACACTTCCTCCACGAGCGTTGCGGTATCACTAAAAATAACCAAGTCCGGTAGCCAGACTTTATCATTCCCCGCGGGAACAGATTGGCACGATGGTGCGGCCCCAACTTTAACCGTTGGCGGAACAGACGAACTGCTTTTAACAAAGGATGGTTCGGCGGATTGGGTTGGATCACGCGCACGTAAGGCGATAGCGTAATGATCGGTGTATCTTACAACTTGCAGCGCATTGTGACAGTTAACGCACCTGTTACACCTACGTTTACCGCGCCCGCCACAATGACTAGCACAAACACGTTGAGCGGTAGCGGTGCGTTTAGTTTTCAGTTCAACTCTAATAAGCGAACCTGCTCAACCTCGACCACCGGATCAGTTAGCGGCTCGGGCGCATCATCATTCACGTACTTTGGCGCTAGCTACCTAGTTGATCCGGCTGACTACGAAGTTATGGTTACTCTAGGCACTAATGTTGGATTTTCTAACATCACAACCGCTGGCGGAAGTGCGACTTTAGGCGTGTGGATCTCGTTAAGCAGCTCGCCACTGTACAGCTTTTCTTGCAGTGATAGGCGTGGCGGCGAACGCCCAATAACAGTAGCCATTCGTCATAAAGTAGATACTTTAGTAACCGCTTCCACGTCAATAACGATGAATCAAACAAGTGACGCAGTAACCCCTACGTTTAGCGGCCTTACTGGAACCACATCATTAACGCGCACCACCACAAATTCATATCTTGGTCTTTATATTGACTCAGAAACATCCGCAAATGCGGGGCGCATACGGACGTATAAAGATACGACGGTTGACACCAATAACGGATTTACGTTTAGCACTGGCTCAATTCCTGAATCTGAGTATGAGTACCAATTTACGCAAATATCAGTAACTCCGGTAGGGGCAATGTCCATAGCCGGAACTGCGGTATCCGGCTATATTGATGTTTCAACTGGCAGGGCTGGATCTCCATCAAGCAGTAGCGGCGGTTACTTCTTCGCTTTAAATAGTAATGCGGCTGGCATAGGCGTGATGCGCATCACGATTCGTCACAAGCTTGATCAATCAAAAAGTGGCTTCACTAACAAAACATTTCAGACGATTTAAGGTGTCAGCATGATAATCGCAAATAAACAAACGCTTGAAACAATGCAGCCGCATGAGCTTGCCGCATTAACACCACACATTATGTGGGATTTCTCTGATGACGGGCTTGATGGCAGCGACTACGCAATAGTACAGATGCCTAATCAGCCGATGTTCGACTCTCGCTATCAAAAAGTAGAGTGCGGCGAGGTTGTTGAGAATGATGGCGTTTACTCTTCTGAATGGGTTCTTTCGTACCTAGAGTTGGATTTTAACGCTCGCGCAGGGTTGATAGCTGATAAAAGATTTTCAGTTGAAACCGGCGGGATAAATGTTTTCGGTGCAGACATTCCCACAGATCGCCACACTCAGCAAGTTTTGACCGCGATGTACGTTCGCGCAATGGCTGATGGCGATTACACTGTTAAATTCAAAACGTCTAACGGGTTCGTTGATTTAGTCGCAAGCCAGATAATTGTTATCGCGGGTTCAGTGCATGACCACGTTCAAGCGGCTTTTGACCGTGAAGGTGAGCTTCTTGCGAGATTAGAAGGTGGCGAGAATATTACGCCTGACGATTGGGAATAAAAAAAAGCCCCACCGAAGTGAGGCAATTACGTAGGTGCGATTGAAGGGTCGCAAAACAAATATAGCCCAAGGTGGTCATCATGGCAAATAAATACTTTTCTGAAGCGATATATCGTTACAATTTGTTACCCATCAAGCTACGCCTATTTATTGGGATGCTTATCGCTGCTAATAGTGCGGCGCTGGCTATATACTTTAGCCTTGGCTTAATTGATGGTCTTGGCGCTGTCGATTATTGGGTATGCCTTGGTGTGTTTTTGGCTTATCGTGTGGCCGCTTTCATGGCCAATAAGCAAATGCCATTAACCGATGAAAACGTGGCGTTTATGAGTTCGGAGCGAACATTGTGGAACTTGGCAACGATAGCTGTTCTTGCGGTGATGTTTCTAGTGAAGCAGATTATTTCTTAAATCTTGCTATAATTGCGGCGAGAGCTATTGCTGAAATAAGAGCTTGCGGCGGAAGATCACCATATTTTAAAGCTGTTGAGCACTGCATCAAACATGTCGCCAGCGGTGGCACATTAGATAACTTTAGGCCTTTTGTACGGACAGCGACTTATGCAGGAATCGACAGACGAAAGACAGAAATCAGAGTGCATTAGCGGACAGGAGCAATTCGTTATGGAGGCTCTGAAAATGATGTTCGATGTCAGAATGCTGAGCGAGAAAATATCGAATCTTGACTCAAAAGTTGATGCAAATGATAAAAAACACACAGCAGCTATTGGTGAGCTTAGAAAGTTTTTTGTAGACCAAAACCTGGTTGTTGTTGATAGTGTTGGCGATCTAAAAAAATCCATTGATGCAATTTCTGGACAGCTTGAGCCTATAGTTAGCCGAGAAAACAAAGCAAAGCAATTTATTCTAAAATGGTCAATTCCTACTATTTTTGGTTTGTTGGGCGTTATATTTTTTGGTGGGTACGCGAAGCAACTTGGGCAATTTTTTAAGGCGGTTTTATTATGATAGAGAAAATAAGGCTGGCACTAATTAACTGGAATGTTGCCCCTCTTTGCGTTGTTGCTTTTCTTTGTTATCTCACATCTAAGCTTGTTGATAATCTACTCTTGATGACCTGCGACGCTGATGCTGCTGTTTATATTGCTTTAAGCGGGCTTGTGGCAACGATGGGCGGGATTATCTATAAGCTTTATGATTCAATGCAAGCTAACCGGAAGGTGTAAAATGACAGCAGCAATTGAAATCAGTGGGCGCATGTTAAAAAAAGAAGAAGGTTTTCGCGCTAAGCCATATTTGTGCAGCGAGGGCTTTCCAACTATTGGCTACGGCGAAAAGATTGGCGAAAAATACGAGCCATTGCCAAATATCACAACCACCGAGCCAGAAGCTTACAAAAAAATGCTGGCAACGATAACAGCAAACGAAAAAACAATTTTAAATAATCCAGACTTATACCGCTGTTATTTTCACCTAAACGATGCTCGTAAAGCAGTCATGCTATCCATTGCTTACCAGATTGGAATCTATGGTGTGCTCAAGTTCAAAAAGATGCTTGGAGCGCTTGAGAGGGCTGATTACAGCGCAGCAGCAGACGAGATGCTTAACTCATTGGCAGCTCGGCAAACACCTGCCAGATGGAAGCGTAACGCGGAACAGATGCGATCAGGAGAGTTAAATGCCTATTATCAATCTTAGGTTTTATATCTACGCCGCTCTATTTGTCGGAGCAATTGCCTTTTTCATGCGCTATGACTATCTGTCCGAACGTGTTAAGCAGCAAGACAGCGTAATCCAGAAATACGAAGCAGCGCTCAACAAGCAGGCGCAGCAAATCAAAGACGCCGATTTAGCGCGAACTGAATACCTAACTAACCTACAGGCTGCACAAAATGAAATTGATACTTTGCGCAATAGTGTTTCTTCTGGCGCTACAGTCTTGCGCGTCAAGGCCGCATGCCCCAAATTGCCCAGCACTTCAACCTATACCGCCGGAACTATTGCAGCCTCGCCCGAACTTACAGAAGACGCTAGACAAGATTATTACTCCTTACGACAAGGCATCTCCGAAATCAACGCAAGGCTAGATTTGTGCGTTAAAACCTTAGAAGACGAGCGTAAATAATGGCCCATGCTAACAAAACGTATGTAAGTAACGGCGGCACGATAGGTGTAACCAGCCTATTACCAGGCGGTGACGCAAATCCTCCCGCAAACGGCATAGAAGTCTTAGGGACTGTCGCGCACGGCAATATCATTACGGTAATGAGCGGAAGCGATATAGACTTTGGAAATATCGCGCCTGATGTGTTGATTTACATGAACATGGACGCGCTGACCGCAGACACGAACTTAGCCTTGACTCGCGGGGTAACTTTCGGGGATGGGTATATCTGCAAGACACAGCGGTTGAGTTACACCAGCGCAAACCAGATGCCGGTACATTCGGTAGCTGCGATGCCTTGGGGCGTGGCGTTTCCTTACGGTGACCTCGCGGCATATCCGAGCGGATCGATACTCAACCCTAAAATGGAGACAAGAGTTTCCCGTCCGTACTCAAGTTTTTATAGATTTTCCTATATGCAGTGGCCTGCCGCCAACCAAGCAAATTTACTTGCAAATCTAGGTACAGGGGAGCAAGTAAAAGCTTACGGGGATCAATTTGAAGATGGGTTTAGTCGCGGAGACCAAACAAAAGCAGACGTTTACCAAGGTATATATATCCAAGTAGCGGGTGTAATGCAAAGTTCACAAGCATTGGGGGTATCTAACTCAGGCTCTTTTGGTGGAAGCCAAACAAGCTCATTAGGAGCACATGTAAGTGGGGGGCTTTGGTATTACCCAACTGTAACTAATAATGCATCTGCTGTTGTATCAAGTGGTATTGTTTACCCAGCTAATACAAACATGAATGTTTATCTTGATGCTACTCATTTGAGATCTAGCCTACTATGTTATGAAACGTTCATAGTTTCTGGTGAAACAAATATTAGAGCTGACACTAGGGTGATAGATACAACGTTAGGGGTTATATCTGATATCCATGATACTGCATTAGCAAACCCTAATTGTACAAACAAGAAATTTGATCGTTTTGATATGCCTAAAAATGTGCAAGGGTATAATGTCCCAAATAATAAACATTTTTACACAAATGGTGTTATTCAATTAGTTAGTGAGATAGAGGGTGTGGCATCTTGTCGTTGTATGATAGCCAATACTCCAACCCCTGTAAAAGATACTACACAACTTTCAATGTGCATTCCATTGATGTGGTCTGCTCATTTGCTACGCATATTGGTGATTGGGGGTATGTTTGAAGACAATTCCTTGAGTGGGAAATATCTTCATTTTTATGGCACTTACAACACATTTCTAGGGAGTTACTTAATACCATGACACAGGCTATAACGTTCCCAAGAATAAAGATCCCAAATGCCGCGTATGTGGCAGACACTTGGAGTTCTATTTCTGGATTCAGTGCTGAAAACTATGCAATAAGCACATTGTCGGCAGTTCCATCTTTAACAGGGGACATTACGGCAATACTTATTTGCGACAGTAATTCAACAGGTGGTACTTATGGTGTGCAGAATGCTGATGAGAGTGCTGATATTGTACTGGCTAGCGCACCACGATCTGAAATAGCCAAATTTATTAAGTTAAGCGCTACTAACACTCTTGACATTTTTGCCAGTAACTTAACTAACGTTTCATGGAATTTAGTTGGGTACACAAACCACATCACCCACATTACACCAGTAGATAAAGCTGGAACTACAGGTGCAGGGCAATTTACTATTGATTGTAGTGCTGATGTTCCTAGTGGTTCTGGTGCAGTACTGATTGAGTGCTCAAAAGGTTTGAAAGTTGGGGCTGCATTAAATCTTACAACTCAACAGTATCCGAATGCGGTGCCACGAAATCACCTCATTGTCCCTCTGAACGCGAGTCGTCAATTTTTCTTTTATAGTGGCGGTGCTAGTACTGTTTCTGGTGACATTCGTATACTTGGTTGGCTTACACCTGAAGCTGTTCAGTTTGAGACAACATTCCCACTACTGGCTCATGCTGGTGACAGTGTTTGGCGAGATTCTACACAACCTGCGGTTACTACTGTGTTTGACCGCTACCAACTTCATAGTGGTAGTGATAGTATTTTAGCAAATATACGTACAGGATCAAGCGCGTATAATGTGGTAGATAAAAACATGGCTTATCGTACTAGATGGGTCATACCTTCTAGTAACGGTTTGGTAGATTCATGGGCAAATAACTCCACCGCTAAGTTTACCCGGTATATGGGTTTGGTTGGGGATACTGCGGCAGCGTATATAGTAGGGATAGATACTCTCCAAGCTGGTGCTACAGCTACTGTTACGCTCAACAAATCAGTCACAACCGCAAACAAGTTTCGCATTACCAGCGTGTTCGATAATCACTATATTGATGTCACAACGGGTTTTGGCGGCAGTGGGGACACCCGCACTTTTACCGTTCCGAACTTGAGCAACTCAGCAGACGGTATCCGTCTTGGTGCGGTAATAGTAACTCCGACAACAGATGGGGGTGTGGGTGCGGATTTTACAGGCATGGCCTATACCAAAGCGGACTACAAGTTCACCAATATCGAAGATGTAGTTGCTGGTAACGTGTGTGAAGGTGATGACCCCGCGCTAGCCCCTGATGATCAGCTTATAAAACCAACCACTACAAGCGGTGATATAAACAAAGGTGGGGTTCTAATAGATCCTAGCGCGTATGTCGGAACGCAGGAGATTTGGCGATATGTAGTCTCGGAGTTCAAATGGTACAACTTTACGATTACAACCGAAGGTGGCGTAGCACCAGCTCCATCAGATAGCGGCCTAACAGCCTCTGGATTAACTCACAGAGTATTTACAGTAAGCGGCTTGACTCATAGAGGGCTTTAAAATGAAGATTGGTAGCGGTTCCGGTGAATAAAGAAAACCCCGCGTAATTGCGGGGTTTTTTATTACTCCTTAGGCAGCTTCAAAGGCGCAACCGTATCAATTACAACCATCTTTTCCATAGTGTGCTCACCAACCTCATAAGCGAGATGCTTGAGCGCCATAGCCTCGATGTTGTCACGCGGCGAAATATGCAAGGGCAGATGCAGAACCAGAAAAAGCAGGAATAAAAAAGCCAGCGCTATAGTTGGCATACTGGCTGTATGAAATAAAAACTTAAACGCCGATAACTCTTGCCGTAAATTTTGTGGTTTTATAGACCTTCTTGTTTTTATTGTCATCAGGCACCGATAAAAATTCCAAGTTTTTTAACATGAAAAACCTATCTCTTTCTTCAATGAATTTTTTATGCATTGGATAAAGCAGGCCGAAAAATTCAAAATAGTACAGCTCTCTATGCTCTTGTCCACGATTTGGTTTGTCGTAAACAAGCTCCATTTCAACGCCCCAATGAAGCGGAACATTAATAAAACTGGAAATATCGGGCAAATGCTTTTTAAGCAGCAAGTCTCCCATAGTGTTAGTTTTTGTATCAAAGAAAAAGTGTAGCGCTTCGTCAAAATCTTGGCTTAATGGTTCGGCGTCATACCAAATAACCGTGGAGCCCATAAGCAGCTTTTTAACTCTATGCGGCAAATTCAATCCTTTAATTTTTGCGGAAATCGTTCTTTCTGTTCCTCGCATTGGTAGGTTCAATTTAAGCGCTCCACAATAAGCATGACCACTAAAATCATTAATATAAATGTTGTTAGCATCATGGCGTAGATTTGGTATTTTTGGTTTTTTTCGTCGTCATACATGATTATCATCTCTGGCAATGTCGCAGTCAGGCCGCGTTTTGTAGTTTTTCCACCAGTTACGCGGAGAACCAAGCATGTCAACCAATTCGCCTTCATCATTCTTGAAAAACCACTTAGGCAGGCGCTTAGGCTTAACAACTACGGCAGTCCACGTATCATCATTAACAGCGCAGATTCGGTGCCAGTCGTAAACGTCGAGTTCATTCTGTGCACCACCAGCAGTATGCAAAAATGCGCTTGATTGCGGCCTGAAATTCTTTTTAAGACTTACTAAAAACTCTTCAAGCAAATCAGGAAGGTTGCTATAAGGATTTGGCAACGTAACTCGATGATCTTTGCTGCCACCATCCGTTAAAAATTCCTCAGTATATCCACCACAAAGCATAACGGATTGAAATTCAAATGGGTGGCTATGTACATGCTTATCACCATCGTTCGATAGAAATCTGTGAAGCCATAGGTCTGATCCGTCGCGGAAGGTTCCGGCATAGTAGCGCTGTAGATAGCCTTGCCCATTAATGTTTATCTGCTTCATAGGCATATCAACAGTTAATCGTAATAGGGTTTGCGGGGTTAGTCGTCCCATAAAAAATCTCACTTAAATCTAATTTCAGCATCAGAAAACAATGCCATTAAAAAACCAAGAATCCACCATCATGCAGGCATATCAATAATCAGCTTTTGGCAGCCCCATTAGCTCGCGCTCAATATCTCGTTTTTTAATTGCCTCCTTTATAGTTTCAAACGTGCCAATGTGGACTGACTTAATCGTAACGACATGCTTGCCATTTTGTGTCGTGTGGATATTCATAAGCACGCTTTTTGCGCGATTTTCTGGCCTCATTATTGGCTTGCATTTTTGTACTCTCATCGCTTTATTTTCAGCCTCGCAAATTTCTTTTTTTACAGCAACCTGTACAGGCTTTGGATTTTTTGCAAATTGCTCATGAATAATCGCTTGTTTTTTGCCTTCTGCTGCCTTGTTAAATCCTGTAGGCGTGTCTTTGCCAACTCCAAAAGGTATTTCTTTAACAATTCCGCCTTTTCTTAAAAATAAAGCAACTTGCATGCTTATTTCATCGTGCGCGTAATTATTAACATTGCAAAAGGTTAGCGGCTGATTCTTCGGCGGAAGCTCTTCGCGTAGGCTCATTTTATTTATCCTCAAATTCTGGATTAATCTTTCCTTCAATTTTAATGTCGCTAGTTCTATTTTTTGGCGATCTTGCTGCATAAATTCCGGCAGCAAAAACGCTTATCAGCAATAAAAAGCTGATTGCTGCAAACGCCAAATCATGGCTAAATATTCCGATTACAAGAAATGATGAGAACGCGCCGCCTAGAATTGCCATGATTAATAGCGGCGCAAATTGTTTTGTAGTTAGCATTTTATTTTGAATCCTTATATTTTCCGACTATGCAGCCAGAGTAGGTGATTACGGTGAAGCCGTCTTGGATTTGCGCCTCGTAACGCTTAAGTTCATCACGAATGCGGTTCATCTGTGAAAACACGCGAGCGCGCCATTTTTTGTCCAGCTTGTTTGCCAGTTTCATTGCGCGAATTCCTGCCGCGTGTGCTGAGCGCAAATCTTGCACTAGGTGGCCGATTGCTATGTAAATGGAGCGATTGCAAGCGACTACTTCATGGAAGTCGCAAGCGCCAACCATAGAGTCATGATTAGCCTGTGAATCAAGACGACCGTCTTCATCTTCGCGCTCATCAACATAGATTTTCACATCATCGTCATTGTAGTGGTTCATTTTTTTTTTGCTCCTGTTTGTTGATCCAGTGAGCGCATAATTGCACAATCAAAAATAATACGCAACATATTTGCGACAAGAATTTCAATTATTTTTCCATAGTAGCTTTTCCCAATCTAGCAGCGCCTGCCAAGCTGCATTTGATCCTAGGGCTATGCAGGCGAATGATCCTAAGTCACGCGCCCCACGCAAATAGCGCAATTGATCGGCAGATATTGAGCTCATAGTGTGGTCAATCCTCTTCACCTCGCACACAAACGATAATCCGGCTGGTATCAATATGTCACTAGCGCCAGCGTTTAGCGAGCCTTGTTCGCTATCCTGTGCCGACTGCTTGCCGTTGCGCTTGCCCTCGTTCTTTGGATGCACCGCAACCGCATAGTATTGTGGCCGCCTTTCCTTTAGCAGTCCAAACCATTCTTTCTGTTCTACCCACTCTTTACGGCAATTAGGGTCACGATGCGCTGTGTCGCCGTAGATTTTTAGGTCGGGGGGGAGTTTCAAAATAATTTGCCCTGCTTTTCGTCAATCTCGACCGGCTTTTTAATAATCACTTTCTTGTCAGAATACCCTTGCCGCTTCGCGCACTCGATCCCGTAAGGCTTACCATTCACATAGTAAACCTCGCGGAGTTTTTTATTGCAGCGGGTGCAGCGCATTAGAATAGCGAGTATTGAGCTTTTTCTGCTTGCGCAATGTTCCGCAATGCCAGATCAAAGTAACTAGGCTTTAATTCTGCGCCGATTGCTTTGCGTCCCATCTTCAAAGCCATGTAGACTTCGCTACCAATGCCCATGAAAGGAGTCCATACAACATCGCCAGGAATGCTCCACAATTGCAAGCAACGCTCAATAACATCTAGCTGCAATGGGCATATATGGCGCTCGTCATCGCTATCACGACCTTCGCGGAAGTTTAGTGTGTCGGTTTGGTTTATGTCGTCCCAAATCGGGCTGGCATATTTCTGCCAAACGTCAACACTAGTATTGGATTCGCTGGGCATCCAGAAGTGTGACCCATCAGTCGCGCTAGTTTCGATAACGTGCTCGATTATGTGGAGCTTTGGCAATGTATAACCTGGATCGTCATAGCCTAAATCTGCTGGCGTTCTGATAACGATTGCCCATGTAGCCAGCCACTCCCAAAACTTTTTGCGCGCATGGCCTTTTAATCGCCATTTGCTAGTGTCGCTGCCATCGTGAATAAAGAACGTAGCGAGCATTTCAGTTTGCGACATAATGCCCAAAAATTCAGACTGTGTGCCAAGCTCCATAAAATCGTTCGGGCTTGGCGTTGCGGTACAGCTTAAACGGTATGGAATTGTGAGTGCAAAATCAGTAATAGCTTTGCGCAGCTTGCCATTCATGCCTTTTAAAATACTAGACTCGTCCAACACTATCCCGCTGTAATTTGCCGGATCAAAGTTTTTAAGCATCTCGTAGTTTGTTACGTGGATTTTTTCATCGCACTCAGTTGGCACACGCATATACTTTGCCGAAATACCGAACTTACTACCTTCGCGCACTGTTTGCTGTGCCACACACAAAGGAGCCAATACCAAAACAGGCTTATTGGTGTGCTCCATAACACGATGCGCCCAAGATAGCTGCATCAGCGTCTTACCAAGACCAGTATCAGCAAACAAAGCGCTGCGCCCACGTCTACATGCGTACTCAACGCAATCGCGCTGGAATGGCTTTATATCAGCAGGAAGCCACATTGACTCCACATCAAAACCAGCATCAACCTGCACGAACTCCTTTTTTAATAAAAACTCTTCGTATTTCATTTCACATGGCCCCATATATCATCACGATATAAAACGTTTCTGATTGAGCTTTTAGATATTTCAAAATCTAAAGCCATTTGATTTATAGAATCGTATTTAACAACCCTAGCGCGTTTTTCTTTTAATTGTTTAATCTGTAAATCAATCTCTGCCAATTCATCGCGCTTTTTCTGCATTCTGAATCTGATTATTTCTACATCTTGTTCATTAAGTTTTGCCGCGTGGTTTTTACTACCTATCCGGCAAATCTGTTTGCCGCCTTTCATCGTCATAATTAAAAATCATCCAAACTAGAAGGCGGCAATTCCTCGCTAACGTGCGCGGGGATAGGTTCTTGCTCAACCGGATCAAACGCCTGCGACTTAATAAACTGCTCTTTGTAGAACGAGTCCATATCGGCGCGCAACTCAACCGGAACCATCGCCCAAACCTCATCAACTGCAAGCGAGCCATAATTCACGGCGGCTTTTAGTTTTACGGCCAATTCGCGCTTTGGGTTTTGTTGTGCTGGTTGTGCTGCTGGCGCTTGTGTGCGCTGCTGAGCGGGTGCATTGCCAAGTGCTGCAATAGGGTTAATAGTAATGCTCGACTTCTTGCCCTTAGAAGTCGTAATAAGCAGCGTAGTCACGTTACGAACTGCGCTCATTCCTGCAATCTGAATCCCGCCGCACTTTTCTTTACCAAAGCGAATCTCTTTATTGCGGAATAGCTCAACGGTTTCGCCAACCCATTTGTCAGGATCGCCTCCAAGTAATTCAGTCAAAACGCGACCCATGCCTTTTGATGGCTTCCACGGTTTTCCATTATCCCCATAGTAGTTGATAATTATTTTCTGCTCGCTGCCAAGATTGATATTTACGCCGCTAATGACAATTATTTTATTTGCTGCAATAAGATCATCTGCGTTTAACTGGTCGCTCTTAGGCGCAAGCGCTTGCTGTAATGCGTGTACGTTGTTCATCGGTTAACCCTCAATAATTTCAATTTCATCTTCAAAACCAAATTCATAGGCGGCGCGGCCACTTGTCGGCAAATCAATAACCCCGCCACCATATCCATGCCATACGCCACTAGCCTGACACTCCTGCAACAAAGCATAAGCGCCCATGTACATATCGCGGCCAACTTCTAATTGCTGCTTAGTGAGCTTGTATGCTTGCGGCAAGTATGGCGGCTTTTTAGATTGTGCAAGCAATACAACGCGATCAGGTGCAACGCCAAAATGCTGCTCGTATAGATCATGCTGCAATGCCATTTTTAGCCAGTACAAGCACTTTTCAGACTGTAGGCCAAACTTTTCAGGCTTGACGTTAATAGTTGATTTTAAATCCCATATTTCGCCGTTTTTGGTTATCGTGCCATCGGGTGCCATTTCGCCAGCGGGGACTAAAATATCCCAGCGGCATTTTAATATTTCGGTAATGCAAGACACTTCGACCTGCATCTCTGGCGTGAATGTATAGCCGCCTTTTTTTAATGCGCTGCGCATCTTGATAACCATGTCGTATGCGTCAGGATTAAGGATTATTTTCCATTCGTTTGCTGCGGCATGTTCGGCAATAATCACATCAAGAATCTGCACGTTTTCGCCAGCAGAATTCGCTTGAATAAAGGCGATTAATTCCTCTTTCTTTTTGCCAGAAAATCCTTTGATCCCTGCATCGCGGCACCAGCCTTCTAAATCTTTACCGGTGACAAGCGCCTCAGGATACTCGCTTGCGTCAATACCGCGCGCATAAGTATCTTTAAACAATTTCGGCTCAAGCACGCAGCAATGCAAGCCTGTGCCATTAATCAACGAAGCCGACTCTTTACGCTCTGCACCAATGTACTCAGCGGGGCATGTGTCGATAATCTCGGCCATTTGCGACCCACTAGCCTGCGGAAATTCGCTAGAGTGGTAGCGTTCGTTTGATAGTTCGGTGGATTTGTATAGGGTGGTGGTCATTACGCAACACCCCCATCATGCCCAATAGCAAGTAGCTGCTGAATTTTGTCTTCAAGCTGCGTGATTTTAACGTGATGATTTGCGCGCTCGGTTTTGATTTGTTCTTCAATTGAAGAAATCATTGCTTTTATGGCGTCACCGTCAGGCATAGTAAAGCTTACGGTGGTTTTGCCCAAGCATGGGTAACCAGAACTAGATGCATCGTGCCCAAATAGAACTAAATCATCACTGTATGGATCTGCGTGAATAAATCTATCTAGCGTTACCACCTCGCCCGATTTCGGTATATTTTTCATAATCATTTTCCTGTCAGTTAATTAATATTGAGCCCAAAGCATAACCCCATAAATCTATATTTGCAACACTTTCGCGGCATTTATTTTTAATCTTCAACCTCCCTTCCGCTGCGAAACGATTTCTTAGCAATAATCGAAAACCCTTTATCATTCTTGCGGTGTGTAATCTTCGCCGGAATGTCAAACATGGCCAAATGGCTGGCTAGCGATAGTATTGGGGTGCGCACATTTATGCCGCGTGTAATTCCATACTGACGCGGGCAGTGATCACCTAAAAACTTAGCCCACTTAGCTTTCACCCATGCCTCACGCGACATAGGATCAAGGATTTCTTTGGCTACATCGCCGTTTTCTAGCTGATATTCGGCGACTATTTTCTTGCGGTCTTTGCTTAATCTGATTGTTCCGTTAACAACAACCTGCCAGTCGTCATCGGTATAATGCTTGCCACTCAAATTTGCATTAGGATCAACTAACACATGGTCACACTCACGGCATGAGCGCGCCACCTTATCGTTTTCAGTTCCGCACTTTTCGCATATCTTTGACGACCAGAAAAAACCGCATCGGCCATCTTTATCGAGTTTGTCCCCCGTCCTATTTATGCATCGGCGCGCAAATTTACTATTTTCACATTCGCATCGTGGGCATAAAATTATTTCGTCTTTACGCTTGGCTTTTTCAAGCTGCGCTACCTCAAGTATAGGATCATTAAACAAATGCCCGATTGATTCCATTGTCGAGGAATAATCTAGCACTAGCGCATCGGTCTTGGTCATGCCAAGGTCAACATGCTTTTGTTTCAATAATCGAATTGCACGGCCAATAAGCTGTATTAATAGCGTTAAACTTCCTATTTTGCGCAGGATTACGATTGTATCTATTGACGGAATATTAACCCCTACAGTCCAGCATCCAATTTGCAAAACGTATTTTATTTTCCCAGTATCGCAACCTTCTTTTATGATTTTCCGCTGCTTATGCTTGGTCGATTCGGTAATCATGGCATAGCTATTTTCAGGCAGGAATCGTGCGACTTCTTTCATGTGCTTTGATCCTGCGCAGGTAATCAAAACCACATTTCTATTTGCGGTTAGCTTGACAACCTCATCAATAATCGTTTTCGTCAAGTCTTCGTTTTCGAGTGCAATTTTCTGCATCTCGTCCAACTGTTCTTTGGTTAGATCTGCTGTGCCATCTATGCCGCTTGGCTCAACAGATGAAAAGTCATACTGTAAGTCATCATCGTGACCAGTACCGAAAACAGGCGCATGCACAAATCCCATCTCGACAAGCTGCCACATATCAATTTTGAATATTTCTTTCTTCCAGAACTTGCCTTTGATTGGCTCGATTCCGCGAAAAGGTGAGCCTGTATAGCCAATAATTCGCAGCTTTGGATTGCGTCGATATAGTTCGGCAAAAATGCGCATGTACTGGCTTTCAGGATCATCGTAGCTGCACTGATGGCACTCATCGACAAGAACCAAGTCAAACACTTTATCTCGAAGCGTATGCTCTTCGTCTTCCTTTCCAGCAACCCCCTCGCTAAACAACGAGCGGCAAACAGTGCCCTCGCTGCCAACAATCACAGGGTATTTGGTTTTTTTAAGTCCAACGCTTGCGGAAAAAATACTGTTACGAACCGCGCCAGTGCCATCTCTGCCGACAGTCCACATTTCATCGCTGTTCTGTTCTACAAGCTCGCCAGTGCGCGCAATACTCAAGATACGCAATTGCTGCCTGCCAGTGTCCGCTGCGATCTGTTGTGCGCGCTTTGCTATCATTGCCATCATGATAGTTTTTCCAGCCGACACGCTAGCATAAATATAAGCAGGCTCTGTGCTGGCTCTAATATGCTCAACGGTTTTTTCGTAGCAATCCCATTGATAATCGTATGGGGTAACCGGCAAAAACCAATCTGCCTTCCTGTCCAGAATAGAATTCATTAGCTACTCCTTGCAAACCCAATCGATGTCTCGCAGGTCGGGGCGCAACATTTTGCGAGAAAATCCCGCCTTTTTTACTTCCTTTATTCGACAAAACTCTGTTGCTGCCTCTTGGCTTATTTTCTTTCGTGATTTCATGTTGCGTATAGTGCTGTAGTTAATGCCTGATTTTTCTGAAAGCCAAATAGCTGGAAATGCGCTAAAAAAATCATTGGTAACTTTTTTTATTCTTCCGCTTATCTCTAAGTCTGGCTTGCTGTGTGTATTTGCGCGAATTAGTGCGCGAGTGTATTTTATCATTGGCCGCCCCGTATGCATTTGGTAGAAATGCAATTATTTAGCTTTTGCGTCAAATTAGCAACCTTTCTTTTAATTAAAAAGCCACAATGAGTGGCCAAGATTAAAGGATGTTGATGTTTTTCTAGTCACCAGAGCTATTGAATAAATGGTCTTCCTCACTTTCGATATCGCTTCCAGCAATTTCATTTGCGTCAAAAATCGCTTTTTGATGACCGCCAATTTGCTCAGTCTTTGCCTCGGTGCAAACCATAAATACCTTTATACTAGCAGGTATTTGCTCAATTGCCGCATCACTAGCATAGCCCTCGTTGATCACCAGCACATTTTTATGATACTGCATAGCAATCGCGGCACTGATAATATCAATCGCTTTGTGACGATCTACCCCAGTTATTCCGCTTAGGCATATTTTATGGATTTCTCTGTTCATTTTTGGTTCCTTTGTTATTTAAAAAATCTATTGTGTTTCTATGATTAATAGCTCAATTGGAAATACACGGCCCGTATATTTCCGAGCTATTTTATTTCTTGATTTTGTCGCTTAAATCACACGCAACATTTGTAAGTATTTGATTTATAAACAATCGCAAAAAATAAAAACTGGAAATAAAAGTTCTGGGCCGTTGAATAAACTGTTACATGCTGCCTGTGATAGCGCAGCAGTTAATTAAATGCGGGTAATGCGGGTGTAGCCAGACTCAAATGCATCGGCTGGTGAAAATGATTTATAACCATCTTCATACACAACGTAGTAACCGCCAGCTTTAGGATTATGCTTGTCTCGCCAACCGCAAGTAACTTGAATCGGGCTATAGTCCTCTTCCTCAAAACTCAAAAGCCATTGGTTGCCATCTACAGAAATATCTTTTATTTTTAACGCCCATACTTTTTTGTGGCACTGGTACTTCGGCATTTCACACTGTACTTCGCTCATGGTAATAATCTCACTTGGTTAAATTAAACCTGCTACAACATGTAACAAGTCGTTGGTACATCGTTCGCTTTGCTCACTGGATGCGCTTCGCGCACCGCACAACTCGGCGTTATGCTGCCCTTACATTTCCGGCATATGGTGCATATTCAATTTCAAATAGTGCAACGGTTCCGCAGTGTGGGCACTTTTTTCTGTGCTCACTGCCTTCACCAGCGTTTCCCCATTCGCATTCATATTGAATCAACTCATCACATTCTTCATTTGGGCAAAACAATTCTACTTCTAACATTATTGAAACCTCCGTTCAACACTACCATCGGGTATTTCTTTCATTCTTTCAATGCAGTCGCCCAACATTAAATTCAAAATTAAATCCTCCTAAACCCTATTTATAACAAGGCAATCAAACACCACTCGCCTTGCTCGTTCGACACCGCTTCGCGGTGCGGTTTATCGCTGCGTTATGTTCATTAAGGTTTCCAGCACTGAATACAAAAAACTATTTTCTTTTTGAATTTCATTGCATCTTTTCGAGTTCTTGCCGTGGTTTTGTGGCCGCACTTTAAATACAGCTTCCAATGACCATCCGGCCAGTCCTTTTCGTATTTCTCAACCTCTACATAGCCAAGCATTGAAACCTCCATCAATAAATATAACCAGTCGTTGGTACATCGTTCGCTTTGCTCACTGGACAACGCTTCGCGTTGCCGCACAACTCAACGTTATGACTACCGCAGTTCAGGCTCAACCCAAAGCTGCTCAGCTGTGTATGCTGATTGAATGAGCTTCGCCATATCTATAATTCCGTAGCCTTCTTCGTGTGTGCCTCTGCATGGGTAAGCAATCACACGCATCACATTTCTAAGCCGCAAATTTTCCGCGTGAAGCTCAAGAATATCTGCCCGCGCATCCTCAAAAGCAAATTGCTTTGCAGCATCACTTTGGTTTGTGGCCATTGCCTTGGGGTCGCACTTTATCCATTGTTCAATTGTTCTTTTCATGATTCTTTACTCCGGTAGTTGGTCATAACAAGGCGTATCATCCGACGCGGCATGAGTGTGCCTTGTATTATTTCCGCAATGGCGCGGCTGTACATTGGCGTTATGTTTTCAAGCTGGCAAAACATCCAAGCAGCACAATTTTAAAAAGCTCCGGCTTGTCTCGGTGCCAGTTTGTTAATGTTTGCGCGCTCTGGCCTGTTAGTTGCTGAACTTGAAGCAGGCTTTTTAGTCCTGCCTCTTTTGCTTGTTGGCTAGGTGTCATTTTCTTTTATTCCATCTTGCTACCGCATTACTTAAGCTGTTTTCTGGGCCAGTTCTACAGTTGCATTGACTGCACCAAATCTTCCAGCTATTAGACTTTCCATCTGCCGCTGTTGCCTTTTGTTTTTTTGGATCATTGCACCCGCAAAAAGGGCAGCATAATAATTCAACCATATAAATCACCTACTCACATATCATTAGGGGCTATTTCAGCCTGCTCATATACTTGAGCCTCAATAAGTTTTTCAGCGGTAGATTTGCTCATTGGCTCCGTTAGTCTCCAGCCGCCACTCTCAATTGTTTCTTGCTGCCAGTATCTAATCCTTACAATTTCTGTCATTGCGTAAACTCCAGATATATATCTATGCAAATTCTAGCCGCACAACATTGTGAAAGGCTTTTAATAGCCCTCTCTTTCTCTATTAAAGAGATTCCATCAGCCTTTAAAGAGGCCTTTACAGCCTCCCATATTTTTTCTTTTCTCATGCCGCCTCCGCTATCATTTTGTCTAACTTTGCAATGTTTGCGCGAATGTGTGCAATTTCTTCTTTGTTTTGCAAGTCTGCTGAGTAAGAAAGCTCTTTATTCAAAGATTTAACATGTTCTTTTTTTGCTGCTTCAATTTTTGCTACTTGGTTTTTAGTGATTTGCATTTTCTTATCCTCGTTTGTGTTTGTGTGTTGTTAGTATATCAAACTATTTGAAGGAATCAAGCTTTATTTAAAACTATTTGAGAAATATGGCTTTGTAGCAAAACATAACAAGTCACAGCACCACCGCTGCGCTCAGCGTTATAAACCAAACTCAGCGGCAATTTCATCAAACATAACTGCATCGCCGCCACCATCGGTTTTTAATCGCTGAATGCCTTTTGGCATAAACGAAAGCCCTTCACCTTCACCAATAACCCAAATATTTTTCCCTTTCATATCTGCAAAGTCATCTACGCCAAGCGCAAGCAAAAGCCGCCTAATAACTTCGCACCCATAAGCTGTTCCAACTCTTTTCTTTTTGTCTTTGTCGTATGTGTCTAATGCAATACCACCAATGCCCTGACATCCACAATCCTCATAATCTACATAAATCCAAAAGTTAAGAATTCCGCGCTCTTGAATTTCAAGTTTTGCTTTGCTTATTTTTGCCAATTGTTTGTTCATACTTACTCCGTAGCGGTTTATAACAAGTAGCGTCAAAATGACGCGGTTTAAATATCGGTTTTTAACTCTTACTCCCAGCGCGCATTTGCGCTAAGCGTTAAGTGACCGCATTAAATTGCGTTGCAGAAACAACGCCAACCATTCCGGTATCTTTAAATTTTTCGTAAACCTGATCTATCATTTGTGAAAGAACTTCTTGCGGCTTCATTTCATCTGGCGCATCTGCAATGGAGTGGCCTCGCTTATTGTCGCTTTGCCATGCCATAAAATAAGTTTTCACTTCGCTAACCTCACTTAACAAGTCGCTCAAAGGCGACGGAATTAGAATTTATTACTAGCGCAGCCTTGGTGTGCCGCGCTTTAGCTCAACGTTACATTCATTTAGGTTTTGGCGCTTTTGCAAATTGCATAAAAATTGAAATAAGCATTGCGGCGCCATTACAAAACCCATAAAAAACTAAACCCAAGAATAGTTTTGCTTTCAACTCTAGCTCTTTATCTGCATCGCTAAAGTCAATAAAAAGTAGGTAGCTAATAATCCAGCCAAATAACAGCGCTGCTATTATTGCCACAATAACAGCCAGCAAGCCCTTGGTAATTCGTAGAAATAGCATTGAAGCCTCCATCAATAAATGTAACCAGTCACCCAAAGCGACTGCCTAAGCATTTGTGTTTTTATCACTTGTTAAACGCAGCGCTTTAGCTCAACGTTAAATTGCCCTCATAAAAACTTCACAGCCAGCTTGCAAAGGTTGTCTTTTCATCGGCACCCTTATTTTGTCCGCGTGCCTTTTATAGCGCACTGTGCAAACGTTCTTTTTGCTGTCAAAGTCAAAGCAGTTTTTACAAATCCTGCGTATATCAATATCTTTGTCCATCGCAAGTATCCGTTATTTAACAAGTCAATATTACGGACGGGTCTAGAGTCGTCCAATTTTTATTTATTCCCAGCCGCCGCAAATCTCGGCGTTACATTCACTAGTCCGGCACAATTTCAAGCTCTGTCATGTAGCAGAATGCAATCGTGTCGTTTTCAAAATGTACTTGGTTCAAGCCATCGCCAGCACCAACAATATAGCCTTTGGTGCCATTTGGTATTTTATCACTTAACGTTTTAGCCATTTTTACATTTGTAATTTCTATCTCAGGTTCAAGATATTTATAGCCACAAATTTCATCGCAAAATTTAAGGCCATTACAATCAAATTCGGCTTCAACTTCGTTGCAGTGTGCGCAGTCAGTCATACATCACCTTTTAAATTAGTTTGCTATGTAAATGTAACCAGTCGTTTGTACATCGTTCGCTTTGCTCACTGGACACGCTGCGTGTGCCGCACAACTCGGCGTTAAGTAGGCGCCCCATCATTTGAGCTTTTACTGTACTGCTCGTAACAATCTCTTGGCATTCCTATTGAGCCAATCACCGCGTTGCAACTATCGCAACGGTAAGCGTAGCCACTCTGGTGGTCAAACATTGGAACACCGCCGCAGGGAAGCGCCTTTAGTTGGTCGGGAACAATTGTCCCGTCAAATGCTCTTGCCATTTTTAACTCCGTAGTAAGTTTAATTGCGTCATGGTTTTACTTAACAAGTCGCGCCAGCACCGCACGTTCCGTGCTCGACGCTTTGCGCGGCTGCGCTCGCCGGTTTGCCAAACTTCCAAGCGAAACCGTGCAACACGTTACGTGTGCCAATCCAGTTGGCAGCGGTGGGGAGTTCACCCTTGTCACGATACAGCTTGAGTACTGCGGTCACGTAAAGACCTCCAGGCAAACTTTGGTCGGGGGTTTGAAACCACGCTAAGTTAGCCGGCAACCACTTGCGTTCTATCGGGCGGGCGAAGTGTGCGAACTCAATATCGGCCTGCTGCTTAGGGTTGATGTTGTCTGAGTACGGCACGGCCTTTGACGCTATCCAACGCGGGGTGAACGGCAGCACGAAGAACACGATGCGGGTTGGTAGCGTTACCGCCATGATGAGAAGTGCTTTAAGAAAATCTGACATAGTCATTCACCTTTTTGTTCGTGCATAACGCACCCAAAATCCGCCCTTGTATAAAGACATGCTGCGTAGCCGTCGGAGTCTGACGTAAAAGCAAGCGCTCCTGTTTTGCAAATAAACTCCATTTCGTAGGTTTCTTCGTTTTCATCGAAAGCGTCAGAGTCAATTAGATTAATCTTTGCGCACCGGCCAGTTTTGTTATCCGCAGTGTGGTAGTAATCCTCTTTATCTTGCGTCCAGTGCTTGCAGGTTTTGCAGTTATTCATCGCTGTCACCCTTTGGGTACTTTTCAATTATTGGCTCGTAAAAATGAGCGTATCCATGATTTGGAATTCCCGTAGGTATTGTGCCAACGTGCCTCCAGTTTTTTAGACGCTCAGCAAACTCTTTTGTATAAGCCCGTGCGGCTTCTTCGCCTATACTAAAGCCTGCATCGTATTTTACTGTGGTGTTAATTACCCGTGCTGGGTCAACTGGTATAGCGGCTTGCGGTGGGTCCGATTGCAGCGCAGCAGCCCACGCTTTCTTCGCAATAAACATCGCACGCTTTGAAATGTGTTCACCATCTTCTTCTATGTGATGCGCAATCGTTGATTCTTGAAACCACCGGTAAACTTGAATATCTGTTGGGCCGTCATGGGTAGCGGCTTTCGGGGGATGGGGGTATAGCTTATCGCCAGCTTTTGGCTGATAACTGTTGAACTTGGCATCAAGAAATCCAGCCGCGTTCGTAACAAACTCAATTACGTGATCTTGCCCATCGCACTCAGCAGCAGCCAACTCGTTAATAATGTTTTCTGCACCTCTTCGGCGAGCCTCTGCAAGATCTTCAGCAGTGCGCAGGCGTTTTTGTAGCTCGTTTATTACCAGCAAACAATCTTCTTCAAGGGAATTGTCGCCGCCGACACGCCTGCTCAATAAATACTTAATATTCTCAATATCCATCATTCACCCCCTACCAATCGCCGAGAAGTACAAAAACGCTGCAAACAATACGCCGATAAAGGCAAGGCCACTAACTACAGTAAACCCAATTATCTCGGCTTTTGTTATCTCAACGCACCACTCGCGACCTAGAATACCACCTTGCTCGTCATGCAGTTCCCATGTTTGGTCGTTGTCAAAAGCTGGCTTAATTTCGCCGGTCAAGGTGTTTTTAACCCAGCAGTTCGCCCAATTTGGTAATTTTTGATTCATTGCTCACCGCCATATTTGTTTAAAAATTTATTTTGTAATTGGAATACTAGCACAAAAACCTATATTTGCAACAGTTTGGCAACATTTATTTTTCTTAATTAAAATACGTCAACAATATTGTCACCAAGCGAAAGCCTGCACTCAAAAAGCGCACAGGAATAATCGACAGGTCTGGAAGTATCATAG